GGGACATTGATTCCATAATGCACAAAAATAATAATCTTCACTTAAATATCTTTGTGTATTTTCTTTATCTTCTAAAACCCCTTTACCTTGAATACCACAATCAAAAAAAGCATATTCCTCATTACCCATAACTTCCTGTGTTTCTCTTTTATCATCTATTTTTGCTCTTACATCTGTTTTATATTTTATTTCAGGATATTTTTTTATTATTTGTTCAAACACTTTCCTTTCAATACACATAAAACCAGTTCCAGCATAATTTACCTTTTTAAAACCTTTATGATTATCTTTTAAATCATATCTACCTAATGGAAAATTCATACACCATCCAAAACTAGCATCACCTTTTTCAATTGGTAATTCATGTTTTATTGGATATGGAGCTGTTGTGATAGGTTTATCAAATAGTAAAACTCTTATAAATTGTTGTGGTTCAAATATTATATCAGCATCTATAAAAAAAAGATGTGTGTATTCTTTTTGTTCTAAAAAAGATTTTACTAATTTATTTCTTGCTCTTGTAATCAAACTATCTCTTAACCACATCATACCACAGCCAATTTTAGCTTGAAACAAAGTATCTCTTACATTTATTATTGATGAAATTGTTTGCAAATGTATCTTTTGATCAAATGATGGAATACAAATTAAAACATTTTTATTCATTGTGTATCTACTAGAAATCTTACTATAGTTGTATATGGATTTGGTTCATATTTAGCACAACTATTTAACATAATAAATAATACTAGGCAGGTGAGTTTGGTGGTTTGGTGGTAAAACTCACCCACCATTTTTTTATTTATCATCTTTTAAACCAGTTTGGAAGTCCTAAATGCAATCTTCTGTCAAATATATTTTCTCTAGAAAATTTTGTTTTTGTGTTGTTATAATGTAAAAATACTTGAACATTTTGTTTTCCTTTAAATTTTTCCCTCCAATGTTCTAAATCACAACCTCTATAAACAAGCATATCTCCAGGATTTAATTTTACTTTAATACCTTTTTTATTTACTTCTCCTGATGGTTCTAAAAATATATCCCAATTATCACCACCAAGATTCATAGTTGTAGATATTTCACAACTAAATCTATCTTTATGTCTTTTTAAAATATCACCTTTTTTATAGACCCTGCCATAAGTATAAGCAGGATATAATTTTAAACCTGTTGTTTTTTCCATAATTGGTTGGCATTTTAACATCAAAGTTTCCATAGCAATATCAGAATAAAAAGAATAAGTATTTGGTATTTGTTCATTGTCTTGCTCATAAAAGCCAAGCATAGTCTCAAATGGTGAAATATATCTTTCTTTAATACAAGTATCATAAACTTGTTTTTTCATTAACAAGTAATTCATACAAAATGTTGCTAAATCTTTATCTATAGCTTTTTTTATTACTGCATATTTATTTTTTTTAAACATCTTTTGCCATTTCTTTTGGAACAGCTTGTATATTCCAATGAATAAATCTAAATGGTTCTTTGCCATGATCTACTGCAAATTCATGTTCTAAAAAACCTGGAAATATAATTAGTGTACCTGGCTTAGGTTTAAAATGCACAAGCTCTGTGCCTGGGCATATACCTTTAATATTAGATTTTAATTTTAATTTAGTAGCTCTTGCTCCAGTTCTTGGTTCATGAAAAACAGGATATGATGTTTTTTCACTACATTTTAAAAAATAAAATCCTGAGACGTGCTGATTCCAATGTATATGTGCTGAGTGATGTCCACCACCTTTTTTAGCAAACTCTTGAACCCAGAGTTCACTAAACAAAGTTGTATATTGTGACATATCATAACCTTGGTGATCTAAATACTCCCAAGACTTTTGACCAATGTAATTTCTAAAATCTAAAAAATCGTTGTCATGTGTTAATGGTGTTGAGTGATATGATCTTCCAAAGTCACCATATTGTTTTATAAATGCTTTTTCTCTCTTACGAGCTTCAGTAATATATTTGTTACTAGCTTTGTTTAATGACTTTACAAATTCTGGTTTTTCTTCACCCCATATTACAGTCGGAAAATAACTATTTATAAACATTATCTAAATGGCCTCCCTAAATGCCATACCACAAGACTATATCTTGTTCCAGCAGTTACTGGTTTTACTCTATGCCAAACAAAACTAGGAAACACTATAATAGAACCTTTTGGTAATATTTCTTTGCATTGTATTCTGTGTTTTAACTCATCTCTCATGTTTGGTTCATAGTTTCTAAAATCAAATTCTAATTCACCACCTTGGTATTCTGACCCATCTGTTAATTGACAAGTCATAGATAATTTTCTTATACGACCATGTTCTGGGTGTTTATTATCTTTTCTATCATAAGGTTTATCCCAACTATCGCAATGCCAATCGTAATATTGATTTAATTTATATTTTGTAAATTGACAAGATTCACTTCTTTCCCAATCAAAATTCCAACCAGCTTTTTTATTAGCTTCATGCACAAATGGATGTAATTCTTTATAAATCCATAAATCATTTAACCATACTAAATCAGAGTTTCGTTTTCTTTTTAAATCTAATACTTCTTCTTTATTTAATTTTTTATCACCATATCCACCTGTTAAAGCCATTACTTCTTTTTGTTGATTTGCATAAGCTATAACCTCATCACAAAATCTTGGTGTTAACGCAGATTTAAAATACCAATAATAATTAGATATATTCATAAGTTGTTTTGAGAACAAAATTTAATTTGTCTTTTTGATTATTTGATATGTGATAAATTAATGTACTTGGAAAGATAATAAATTTATTATTTTCTAATGGTATATCCCAACTTCTACCAGCTCGTCTATTATCATCATAGTAAATTCTTACATTACAATTTTCTATATTTACACCATATAACATTACATAATCAGGTGAGTTTCTTAAATCAACTTTATCATTTTCACTATTAGGAACATTAGATTCATTTGGTTTAAACATAAAACCAGTAGTCAATTTATTTACTAAACTAAAACCATATTCTAATTGTATATGTTCTCTTAAATAAGTATTTAATTTATCCCATTCTTTGGAAAAAGGAAAGGCACAATCATTAATATTATGAGTTAGTATATCTCTTTTTAAAACTTCTGCATTGATTTCAAAACCTTTTGGCATTGAAATTGTTCCATTATATAAATCTATTTTTGAAAGTATGTTTTGTTTAATGTCCACCATACATTAAATTAATATCTTATGGTTGTTTATCTGTCAAATCCCAACTTTGTTCTTCTTCATTCCATTCATAACCTTTACCATCTTCTCTTTGTTCTTCTGTAAGTTCAGGAGCATCACCGATTGGTGATTTCCAACTTGCAGTTGTTAAATCTTTTATCCAAGATGGATAAGGTTTTTTTGGAAAAAACATATTATTTTCTTCATCCCACTCATAACCTATTCCTGCATAATTACCTCTAAATGCTTTAGAGTCATCACCTGATGAGTGTTTGTTACCTGATGTATTATATGAAGTTTGAATCCACATTTGTGCTGGCCAATTATTATGTCTTTCTAACCACTCTTGACCTTTAGCTTCAATCTCGTTACCTTGATCATCTTTCATTTCTTCATTATCCATAGTTAATACTTGGATAACTTTTCCATTCATTCCTATTTTTGCAAAATGTGCCATAATATTATCTCCTTATCATATTCATCATTTAAATCAACTATTGAAATCTATATCTTATTATTACCACTCCTGAACCACCATTACCACCTTTTGCGTAATAATTATTAACATCAGGCGACATACTTGAACCTCCACCACCACCTGTGTTTGCTGTACCTGCAACACCAGCATTATTTGTAGATGGACCTGGACTACCGCCTGCACCTCCACCTGCTGAAGCTGGTCCTGGAGATGATGCGTTCCAACCTCCACCTCCGCCTCCACCTGCTCTTGCTGTTGGTGTGCCGTTAATTGAAGTTGTTGCTCCTGATCCACCTGCCTTGCCTCCACCAGTTCCAGGACTATTAGTTCCTGCTCCTCCTGCACCACCGCCACCTGCCCCATTAAAATCTCCTGAATCACCGCTAGAGCTTCCACCATTATTTCCTTGAGGTGGAGTTGTAGGAGGTGTATTACCTGTACCAGCTGGATTAGAAGAACCAGGTCCAGAAGCACCTCCTCCACCTGAACCACCATTCATAAATCCTGGTGCTGCCACAGGTGCTGAAGTAGAGTAACCTTTACCACCTCCACCTCCTGCTGATGTAATACTTGAAAAAACTGAATCTGAACCTTTAGCTCCCATTCTTGGACTAGGAAAACAAGCACCGCCTCCACCAGCACCAACTGTTATTGGATAACCAGTAGCTGTTACTGTAATTCTATTTGGTGAAGATGGATAACCATCTAAAGGACTTGCAGTATATGGTGTAACTGGACTTTTTACTTCTCTAAAACCACCAGCTCCTCCACCGCCACCTTGTACACTTCCTCCACCTCCTCCAGCAATTACTAAATGAGAAACAGCATTGTTTGCTGAACATTGTGCCGCTGTTGTTACAGTAAAAGTACCAGGACTTGTAAAAGTATGAATTTTGCAATTACCACAAGTTGTTATTGTACCACCTGTAGCTTGAAGGTAAGGATTACCTGTTACATTGGATGTTGAATCTTGAACTACTCTCCAACCTTTTGTTGAATCTACAAAAACTAAAGTTACAGACTGATCTTCTGTAGATAATGTTGTATCTGCAGCCTCACCATTAATTTTATCTGAACCATTAGGAGAAATTGTTACATTATTTGTATCCCAAGTATTTGCGTAATCTTTAAATGCAACTATATCTCCAGCAGATCCTGCTGGTAAATTTACTGTAATAGTTCCGCTTGTAGTATTTAAAAAATAACCTTTTCCATTTACTACTGTTAAAGGTGAATCTGAATTAGTTTTAACTGATGTTATCCAATCAACAGTTCCTGATCTACCAAAACCAGATTGGCTTGCACCTGTTGCTAAAGAAATTGTGTCACCTGATTCACCAATTGTTATGGTTGAACCACTTGATTTTTTTATTACATTTACTTTTATTTCACTTGTCATAATTTACCTAACTTGCTTTATATCTTATAATTACAATTCCACTTCCTCCACTTCCACCTGCAGCATCATCATTTCCACCAGCACCTCCACCACCTGTGTTAGCAGTTCCATTACCACCTGCTGTTCCTGATCCTCCATCTGCACCATTTCCACCACCACCTGCACCTCCTGGACCACCTGATGTTGGAGAACCTCCACCTCCTCCACCACCTCCGCCTCCAGCGAAAGTTGTTGATGCTCCATTGATTTGAGTGGTTGCTCCTGCACCTCCAGGGCCACCATCAGATGAAACCCCACTTGCTGGAGCATAAGCACCTAAAGCTGTAGCACCTCCTCCACCTGCCGAATTTGCTGTGGGAGTTGGACTTGCACCACCACCATCATTACCTTGTGGGGGACTAACTGGTGGTGTGTTACCTGATCCTGCACTATTTGATTCTGATCTAGCACCTCCTCCTGAACCTCCATTACCACCATTGGCAGAAGGTCTATTACCACCTATTCCACCACCAGCAGATGATATTGAAAAAACAGATGAAGTTGAACCTTGTGATCCAGCTCCTGGAGAACCTGTTGGTGGTGCGCCTGATCCACCACTTCCACCAGCACCTACAACAACTGGAAAACCTGTGGCAGTTACTGTAACTGATCCTGCTCCAACTAAAGGACTGGCTGTATAAGGAGTTACTGGTGATTTATCTTCTCTAAATCCTCCTGCTCCTCCACCACCACCTGAATCACCACCTGAACCACCACCTCCAGCTACGACCATATATGAAACTCTATTGTTTGCAGCAACTGCGGATACTGAACAAACTGTAAACGTACCTGGACTTGTAAAAGTATGTACTTTACAAGAACCTACTGTTGTGATTGTACCTCCTGTTGCTACTATAAAATTTTCTCCTGAAAAAGTTGATTCATCATCATTAGTTGCTACCCAACCTTGTGAAGAATCAACATATACTAACATTATTGATGCACCATCAGTTGATATGGTTACATCTTGATTACTAAATCCATTTATAGGTGAACCACCTCTACCAATAGTTAAATTAGCTGTTGCAAAATTTCCATTGTAATCTTTTACACCAACAATAGCACCAGCACTAGGTGATGATGGTAAAGTCATAGTAACTGCACCACTTGCGGCAGTATCTACAAAGTAACCTTTTCCATCTTC